CCCATGTTTACCATGAACTATAAAATGACCTTGAATAATCATCGTTATACCAAAAAGGAATAGAGTTACTACTCCTATCCACTCTACAATTTTATTTGTAACCATGGCAGTAAGGGAGGAATCACTCCGATAAGTCGAAGCAGACCTTCAGCAAAAAGTGCAAGAACAACCCAACCAACACACATGCTGATAATCGAAGCATTACGATTATGCTTTCGTATGGCAGCATCAATCATCTCCTGACACTCTTCTTTAGTGACATAATGTACGGGTTCAATCTCATCCATTCTGTGACTCATCGTTCATCATTCGGTCCATAGGATCCGGTGATCCACTCACAATTGCACATGCTCTTTTATAAAAGAAATTATCTGTATTTCCTGATGCCTCGAAGGTTTCTTTGACTTTCACCCAATTGTTATAGGTGTGCTCGTCCATGTTTCTTAGTTTGAAATACGTATTAGCTATGCTAGTCGGTTATTCCAAACATGCAATAATGTGTTCGTTTCGTAACACACATTAAGCAATTATTAAATTGTTTCCGAATTATCCGCAACTAACTTTAATCTCCATGCTTCTTTAACAGCATCAGTCCAAGCGGCGTTACAGATTGCTTGAACGTCTGCATCTTCTCCAGATAAATCAGTTTCTACTAGATTATCTTCTGCGTCTAGTGTTCCTGGTTGAAGAGTATGGCGATGGAATGTGCGAGTGAGTTCTACTCCGTCTTTTTCAATCACAGTCGCACAGCGAACTTGGACTGCTTTGTATTGACCAACGATTTCAATCTTGTCGTTTTCGCATCTTTCAGTAAGTGCCATTAGGATAATCCTCCGAATTAAACAGATTTAGGCGTGAAGTATTTATTATAGTTTATCAAGTGGTTAAATGCATTACTATGATGTTAAAAATAAAGTCATTTGTCCAATTAGTCTTGAACTAGAAGACATTTGAGTAGTTGCATCTGTAACTGTCAAATAGTCAGAACCCACAGAATCACCTGGCGTCATTAAATAAACTTGATTTGTGTTAATATAAGCTGTTATGGTTGAAGAATTTGCTGGTAAAGAAAAACCTACGTAATATCCAATAGTTGCAGTACCACCAGCATTACCAGCTTCCATATTAACGTAAGGTAAACCTCCTATGGTAATATAATTTCCACTAAATGTTCCTTTAGTAGACAGTTGCATATCAAAACTACAATGAACAATTCTACCAATTTTTGTATATCTACCTCTTTGCACACTATATGTTTGACCAGATGCTCCACCAGTATTAGTTGAAAAAATTGGTGTCCATGTGCCCTCTTCATAATCGTCCAAGATCTCAGAAGTTGTTGTTCCAGATCCATCAGTAGTCGCAGAGAAGTCAATACCAGTTCCTGATGTTGAGAATACTAGGTTTCCGTTGCCAATAAAAACAGAACCACCAGCAGAAACATTTACATCACCATTCTCTTTTATACGAAATTTTTCACTTCCTTTGATATTAACTACATATGAGGGTGTTGAAGTTGCTGAACCATAATCAACATCAAATGCCAAGTTACCCACAGAAGAATCAGCATTTACCCTGTGATGAGCATTTGTTCCAGTATCGCTTAAAGTTAATCTAGGTTGACCACTATTAATGTGAAATAATGATGCTGGATTATCGGTTCCGATGCCGAGATTGCCACCTGTATTAATCCAATTATTTCCACCACCACTTATAAATTTAACGATTTGTGTACTCCCATCTGTATCATATAAATCAAATAAGGATTGTGCAGCACCAGAAGTATCACCCAATCTTGCGATTAATCCCCTATCAGCAGATATTCTTAAATGAGTGTTTGTTGAGTCAGAACCACCATTAATATGAAGAGGACTACCAGCTGCGGGGTTGTCAGTCCCTATTCCAACCGATCCACCAGTAACATTCAGACCAGACCTTGCTGTAATCAGACCAACTGAATCAATATTAGTTACGTCTTCATAAGTTAATGTTCCAGCGATACTTACATTGCCAGAGAATGTTGCCCCAACTGCAGTGATATTACCACTAAAGTTTCCATCAACTGCAGTGATAGTACTACTAAAGTTTCCATCAACTGCAGTGATAGTACCACCAACACTGACACTATCAAGACTAGCAATTGTAGTCACACCAGTCAGTGTGGCATTATTCAATGTTATACCACTAGTAATACCAACAGAAGTAATCTGTGTAAGACGATCCAGCGTCATTTATCTCTTTTCTTTTATTGGTATTTATCGTACCTCAAAGTCCAGTTTTCTAACTTTTCTTCTACGTCTTTCTTCTTGCCACAGAATATCTTCATTAGAAAGAACGTTCTTCTTTCCATCCCTCTGATATGCATTCAGCATCACAACCAGCGATAAATCGACTGCCGAAATCTTTTCGCCACGAATCGTTGTCATATTAGAACAACCGCAAGAGACAGACTTGCTTGGATGCCCCTCTAACTCCATATTACAGGAGCGGCATCTTACCTTAATATTTTCCATCAGTATAATGTGTTCTACTTCTTCAGTTTTGACTTATTTATAATGGGCGATGAGGGATTCGAACCCCCGACCCTCTCCGTGTAAAGGAGACACTCTACCGCTGAGTTAATCGCCCTTATGTTCACATTGTAGCATATACTCTACGGTTTTGGCAACATCTTCCATTGCATCACGTAGATCTGGGCGTTGTCCTGCTTCCATTCTGCGTTCATCCCTTTCATCAGAAAGCGTCCAACGCCATTGACCCATTCCCTTCGAATACCAGAGATTAATTTTCATTAGGTAAATTTTCTGCCAACATATCTAGTCTACTATGTAAACTAGACATTTGACGGGTTAACTGCATATGCTCATTTTCCATATCTTCTAGACGATATTGAAGACGTTCTACAAGTTCATAGATGTTTTGGCATTCAGAAATGTTCTGTTCTCCTCTATCAGTGTCCTGGTAAAACCAGTCTAGCATCCTTTTGACTTTCTTTTTCATTTTGTTCCATCTCTAATAGAGCTCTTGTAATAGCATCATCAGGTTGCGTCATAGTTCTCTGCATCTCATACTCACGCACGTTTTTATAGAAGGTGTCAAAAGACCAGTCGTTTCTGGCACCTTCCCTTTCTTGTGCGTTCACACTACCACCAAATAGTAGAGCAAGAACAATAAACCACTTCACCATTCTTCCTCCACTACTTGGTTCTTGTTATAGTTTTGACAATAACCGTGCGGGTCATTATCCATGTTCATATGATATTTAGTGTGGACTACTTCAATAGCAATAAAAACCCCGAACAAAATCGTTGGGATTATCCATAGACCGCCGAGGTTTTTACCTTTCATCAAAACTTGAAGATAGAGAGACTATTCTTAGCATCCTTTTCGTTAGAAGTAACGAAGAGACGCCTTTCAGGAATCGCTACAAGACCTTCTGGTGCTTTACCAGTAGGAAGAATCTGTAGAAGTTGTGGAGCAGAAAGGTTGCTGACATCATAGACACCAACAGCATTTGCTCTCTCAGCACCAACAAACACAACTCTGTGTCCGTCAATGGTAGCAACTTCAATGGACTCAGGTTCTACACCCTTCTTCCCAGCACGCTTATCAGGCCAATAACCCGCTTCGGCAAGTGCAGTCTCAAAGGACTCCGCTGATTCATATACTACTGTACCATCTTTATTCCAGATTGTCCACCCTCTTGATCCACCACGTTTTGCTTGACCAGGGATTTTAACTTTGTAATCTCCCTCATTGGCAGTTGCAAAGTAAGTGTCATCAATCCACTTTACAGCGTCAGGTTCTCTACGAACATTCTTGAGACTGTTGACAGGGTTATAAACACCATCCTTAACAGTATCAATGTTATTCAGGTCAACCAACCCAGCGGAGAAATGATTGACAATGTTGCCATTGCGATCAACAACAACGATGTGATTGTTTTCTTGAAGAGTAACAACGATCTCACCGAGACCATTGATATCAACAAACTCAGGTTCAGGATCGCTAGGAGCAATGCTAGCAAGTCCACGAAGGTCAACATACTTTACTTCATTACCAGTTACAATAGCAAGATTACCTGCAGGATACTGAGGAATCAGTGCGTCATTAATATCTTCATTTCGCTCATTTTCGATAGCAATAGCAACGAACCTATTGTTAGGGTCAATCGCAATAGAATCTGGTTGACCAGCAAGAGCAATTTCTTCGACAACATTTCTAGTATTAATATCAACAACTACTAGTTTACCCGAAGGATTTGTGTAACTCTCAGAAGTATTAACAGCAACAAATACTGTTCCATTGGTGATTGCAACACTAGTTGGTTCACCACCAACAGCGATAGAACCATCAGCAACAGGAGCAGAAGGGTCAGCAATGTTTACAAAGTCAACGCTGCCTTTTTCCGAATTACTATAAACAAGTAAATCTGCACCATCAGAAGCAACAATTTCTGCAGCGGAGTCTTTACCAACTCCGTGCTGTCCGACTTGTGTAAATTCTGTGGTGGATGCATAGGCATCAGAAAGGGCAGAAATATCTGCCCCAGCGACGACACCTACAACTGCCACAGGAAGAGTGAGAAGTTTAAGGAGTTCTACGATCATTGTTTTACTCAGCGAAGGGTCTCTACAGCAGCAAGAGATTTCTGTCGAAGAGACTCGGGGAGAGGTACATATCCCAGAGAATCTGAAACCGCTTGTGCTTCTTCACTCAACATATAACGTAGAGCGTTCTTAACATCAGCATTCTTGCTGTACTCAGGACGTGCCAGAACCCAGGTCAAAGAGACGATGGGGAAAGCATTCGCACCAGCGGGGTTTGGATCAGTACCACGCAGTTTGCTGTCCAGTTTGATTTGTCCAAGACCAGCAGCAGAAGTCTCAGCATTTGCCTTGACGAAGTTGCCTGCCTTGTTTTGGATAGCAGCTTGTTGGAACTCACCACCCTTCACATAACCATAGTTGAGGTAACCAATGGCACCTTTGGTGTTTCTAATAACACCAGCAATACCAGAATTACCTTTAGCGCCAACGGCATTAGAACCAGGCCATCTCACAGACTTACCATTACCAACCTTAACTTCCCAGTAGGGGGAGAAGGCGGAAAGGGAATTAGTGAAACCAGCAGTGGTTCCAGAACCATCAGAACGGTGAACCCAGGTGATCTTACCAGCATTACAACCCAGTTCAGACCAGTCTTGGATTGCACCATAGGCAACCTTAGCGAGTTGAACTTGAGTCAGTTTCAGATCACAACCAGGGTTGTTGTATGCAACGGCGATTGCACCACCAGTCATAGGGATCTGCACAACTGGAGACTTGATTTTCTTATCGGAGATTGCCTTATCGGAAGCCCCGAAGTCAGTAGTCCCAGCATTGAACTGACGAACACCAGTACCAGAACCAACTGCTTGATAGTTGACCTGATTACCAGTGGCGTTGGCATAGTCTTGGAACCAACGTTGGTAGAGAGGTGCTGGGAAAGTAGCACCAGCAGCATTAAGGTTACCCGCCATGGCGGCGGTTGGTGCTACCACAGAAGCAGCACCAAGAGCGATTGCGGCGATTGCTTTCATTTGAATATCCTCGTCGTTTTTACTTTATGATCAGAAGCTGTAGGAGACAGATGCCTCATACTTCCAATCGACTTCGCCACCATCTTGGAATGCATATTCTGCTTTGACTTTTGCACCAAGGTCATCAGTCAGTTTGATTTTAGAACCAACTTCAACCAGTTTGGAGAAGGTTGCTTCGTCATCACCATCCTTCATTTCCCAAGCAGGACCAACCTCGATGTAAGGCTTGAGATTGCCGACCTTAGCTTCGTAACCAATTTTCAGTTCGGTTTCAGTCTTGCTGAAATCGGAATCGGTGCCCTTAACGGTTGCTTTACCACCAACATAAGGACCAGCCATAGCAGGTGTCGCCAGTGCAGTCAGTGCCAGTGCGGCAAGTGCTTGCTTTTTCATTTGTAATACCTCGTTTAAATTTCTTTTGGTTTACTTCGTAAGTATAACAGGAATCTTAAATCCTGTCTTTAAGGGTTGTTTAACCCACAAAATGGTCAAACCGCAGTATATAGAGCGACTTAACTGAAACTTAACTTAAAATAGTACAGGCAGGCACAAAAAAAGCACCCCCGTTAGGAGGTGCTGATTTTTATCTGATTAAGTTATCAGAATGCCCACTTGACACCTGCTTTAGCACCGTAAGAATTATCGGCACCATCGGCAGTAGCGAGGCTGAATTCACCGTAGACACTCAGAGCATCAGTAGCGGCAACGCTGCCACCAACTTTACCAGAGAAAACGGTGTCGGTGTCACCACCATCAGGAGTCACGATCGAAGGACCACCCTGGATGTAATATCCCAGAGCACCAGAAGAACCTTCGTAACCTACGTGAAGGTCAGTGGTCGTGCCAGTGTAGTTGCTACCAGCAAAACCAGAGTTCGCTTCTACATTAACGTAGGGTCCTGCCATTGCAGCACCAGCGAAAAGGGGAGCAGCGGCGAGTGCTGCGAATGCGGATTTAATCATTTTTGATACCTCATTATTTTCTCGCAGAGTTTTATACCTGCGGATGGAAAGAGACTCGACATGTCTCTGTTGTTTACCTTTTGCATATTGTTACAAAAGGTAAAATATTTATACTAAGTATAAATTCGGATTTTTCGGTTATCCGAAGCGGATGACGCGATTCGAACGCGCAACCAACAGCTTGGAAGGCTGTGACTCTACCGTTGAGTTACATCCGCAATGGTGGGAGACGAGTCTCCCAACGCACTTCCTTCACACGGACTGAAGTATCATAAAACAAAAAATGTATTTTGTCAAGCCCTATGACGGAATTGAACCATCCTCTGCAGTTTACAAAACTGCTGCATCACCACAATGCTTATAGGGCAGGCTCCCGTTGCTGGGCTCGAACCAGCGACATTCGGATTAACAGTCCAACGCAACTACCAACTGTGCTAAACGGGATTGTTTGCCTTTTCTTCTTTTGTGGTCTTGAAGTAGAGTTTATAATACCTCTTCTTCATTTCATCAATAACATTCATATCTTCTTCAAATCCCATATACTTGAGATGTTGGTAAACACCTTCCAACTCACCTATGAGTAGAAGAAGATTGATAGAAGTTCGTGGTCTCCCACCAAACTTCCAATGATCATAATTAATGCCCATAAAAAGAAGAAAGGACAACGACTCAAGTAGGATTCGAACCTACGACCGACTGCTTAGAAGGCAGTTGCTCTATCCAGCTGAGCTATTGAGTCAGTTGGACTCTCATATTATAAAAGATTTTGGAGGACCTGTCAAGCTAAATATTTGTAGTTCTATCTAAAATTGAGTAAATAAATGAAAAAAGCACTGATTGCTTTTGGAATGTTACTGATGACCGCAGGTGCAGCGAATGCAGGCGGACTTGTTACTAAACATGCTTCTAGCACTCAACTGACTGTTGATGCGGCACGTTCTACTGCTTCTAGAATTGGACACACCTTCACCACCTCTGGTAGTGGAGTGACTACATCTGATGGATCAAACAATGGTGTTATTGGCAATGCTGTGCTGATGACCAGCGATGGTTTTACTGGTTCTTCCAGTGTCGTCACTGCTTCTCAAGCAACAGATGGAAATGCATTCTCCTACAGTGCTTCTTATACCCAAGGCGATGCTATCCCTGCCGCTGCTGCTACCGTAGGTGCTATTCCTAACTTCGGTTCGGTTACTTCTTACGAATCTGGCACTGCTGGATCATTGGCAGGCACACTCACAAGTGGTCATGCTATTACTCTGACTGCTGGTGGTGCTGGCACATCTGCGACAGGACAGTTCGTTACCGAAATCACTGTTATCGACTGATACTATATAATCATGAAGAGATTACTTTTCGTGGCATTATTACTGGGGTCTCCTGCTATGGCGGTCCCAGTAGTCCCTAACTTCACACAGGGATCAATGACCAGTCACACAGAAACTACACAAAAAATCACAGAGACCATCAACTCGATGGACTACAACACTGGATATCAGTATTCAGTAACAGGGAGTGGAATTACAGCATCAGGTTCACTACAACCAGGAACAGGTGCCAACAATGTAACTATAGACGGCGTGACCTCATCATGGACAGGAATCAACAGCAGACCAAACTTTACACAGACGACACCAGGCGGAGCATTTCAGTTCACAGAAACCTATTCGGGTCCTGGTTTAAGCAACCACACGATTATCCAGAGAACAACAGAGGTTACAAGCGTAACCGACACTACAAGTATCTTCTCCCAGTAATTTCTTTATTGGTTGCATCTCCATCATATGCAGAAGTTGGTGGAGTTTCAGCAACCGCAGCACCGGTGGCAAACAGTTCCGGAAGCGTCACCAACCAGGCAATTCAGGTATTACAGGGTCCATATATCACTAACACATACGGGGGAGGGATCCAGTGTCAAGGACCCACTCGCAACTTTACTCCCTATGTAACGGGAACTGCATCCGCACAAAAACCATATGAACCATATTATAACGATCCTGTTTATGATATGAGAGATTTGAATGATGACGGATCTCTTGATAATCCAGGAGATATTCTCTACTACGTTCCAACCAGAACAGGACAAAAAGATAATTATAGTCTTGGTGTTGGTTTCTCTATGACTTGGAGCACACCTACCGATAAGAAGTTACAAGATCTATGTAAGAAGGCAGCACAAACTCAAATTGAATTGCAGCAACAATTAACTGCCAATAAAAGACTCGATTTTGAGATTGCCAGACTCAAGAATTGTGGAGAATTGAAATTAAAAGGAATTCAATTTCATCCTAAATCACCATATTATAAAGTATGTGCTGATGTCATAGTGAATAATCCACCAGGACATTCACATCCTCATTATCACACTATCCCTTCCGTTTCTTCTTCCTCGGGAACACAGAACGCAACTCCCGAACAGCGTGGTTCATCTGACGCTGCTCTGCTCGGCGCTCCCCTGACGACAGGACGGGAATAGGTTTCTTTCTGATTGCTGCAATCTTTTTCATCACTTTCTTAACCGTTGGTTTGACTGCTTTCAAAAGTATGTCTGCCAGCGGTTTTGCTAGTAGTGCTGATGTAGTTGCAATAACAGCGACACCACCCACCTGAACAACTTGTCCACCACTAGGAAGTCCAGCAACGATTTGTTTAGGTAGTGGGACTACTTCTGTAATCTGAATACACTCGTTGCCCATCAGTTTATACTCAACAACCTTCTTTCGAAAACCCTCTACGAATGTTCCGACAGGTTCTTTTGCTTCCTGTGCTGGTGTGGGACAATCTACCTTTGCAGTCGCAGGTGGTGTTGCCTTTGATGTATCTGGAGTTTTAGGAAGTTCTGGTGCTTTGGGTGGATCAACTTTTGGTGGAGGAGTTGGCGTTGTAATCGTCATATCCTCTGGAGAATAATCAATGGGATTAAAACTAGGAACACCAGCATCACAATAAGTTATTAAACCATCTGGATCATCCTGCCCCACAGTTTTAGATTTGTTATTAGACTCGTGTGCCTCTACACAACCAGGAACATTAACTATAGGCACACCAATGTTCACCACCACGGGAGGTGATGTTGGTATAGAGATTGGTGTATTATTAAAATTATAAGTGGGAATTTGTTTAACCGTTATAGGGTTAATTTGAATATCCCCACTTGTAATGATGGGAATTTCATTCATTAG